ACTGCCGCTCTTCCGTCTTCACCGACAATTCCTATGTGCTCACCATTTTCGACTCTTTCAAGGAGTTCGTCAAATTGTTGTTGAAATTGTTCCACGGTAAAAACTTCCATTTTTTGTCTTCTATTTAGTTTATCAGAAAGGGTTGGAATACACCAAAGTATCTCCGTCAAGTTTAGAACGAACAACTTCAAGAACGTTCATAAACTGATCTACACTTTGACATTCCACAACTCGCTCTCCACCTTGATCGGAGTACAGGTAGAACTTACGTGCCAGTGTGTCAACAACACAGCGGGTTAGTACTTCTTCGGCAGGCATCGGGCGTTTCGTTTGATTACCTAGGTATTATAGGGCATCAGGGATCTGGTGTCAAGGGTTAAATTGCAGATGATGTCCCAACGGTCCCGTCCGTATTCACAAATAATTTCCAAGGAACTCCATCCGAATCGGTAAGAATGAGTCCATTTGAAGTATTTACCCCAACTTTAATATTCCCGTTCTGAACCTCAAATTTTTGTGATGGACTAGTAGTTCCTATACCAACATCGGATGTTGTAGTAATACCCAAAACTCCATTTTCCCATAGAACCGGTGCTAAAACTGATCCGTTTCCTAGTGAATTATAAATCTCATTAAAATTAGAATTTATTTTTTGACCTGCGGTTCTAAGAGTATCTCCAGATCCATCATTTGGTAGTGATCCTGTACTAATAAGTGCTTTTGGCATTTTCCTCTTTATTTAATATAACAATTACTTTGGAACATCAAAATAATTAGTAAGTTCTACAGGTATATATCCACCACCTCTTGGGTATATTTTTTCCCTGTGCGGAGTTCTTGGACCCCATACCCATCCTCTAATTGTAGTAAAAGCTAGATTGTTAAATGGAATATAAAGTTCATTCGATAAATTCTCAATATTGCTGGGATTATTATTAATATCAAAATTTACTTCAAGTGGGTATCCTTCTAATAATATATCTTGAACAAACACTGTAGCATCAACAGGTTGATATCTATTGATTTTCACAGACTCATAATCAATAACATTGGTGATAGTTTCGGAAAAGTTAAAGTTTGCCATTATCTTCCAAAAACGTGACGTGGATAAAATGGGCCACCATAACTTCTTCTTCCTCTTGCCGCTGCCCGTTCTCTAGCGGTAACATCATAGGGAAAATTCTTTATTCCTAGAACTTTATTAATATCCCAATCTGTTGGGAATGAGGTGAATGTGTATCTTAGTGATGGATCGCCAAATATTGAACCTGGTGGATTTGCATATGCCGGAAATACACTAGTGTTTTGAGTAACAAAAGCTCTCTGAAATTGACTAAGAAATTGTATAGTGTAAGAATCGAATGTATCAAAAGGATATCTCTTACTTTCTTTTGTAATTAAATTTCCAAGTTTAAAATTAACTAATGTTGTGGTTGTATTAGAAGTTCCAACATTTGTTTTAATTGCACCTTCTAATATAGATTCAATAAAAGTTCCTGATTCATTATCAAAAACTTCAGTAACTGGTTTTATAAACTGCCCTATAGAAACTAGAGACGTATTAATCCCAATAATATTTGTATTGATTCCTATAGATTTATTTTGCTGAGAAAATGTAACATTTAATAAATCACCATAGTCTTGTGCAGTAGTGATTTTGGATACGGGTCCAGTATATCCAAATGTGAATCCGGCAGAACTTATTGGAGCTGTGTTTATTCCGGATTTATTAAAATAAATTCTGTTTTTTTGATTTTGTACTGTTGAGTATTGTCCAAATGCAAATTCAGTACTTACATCAAGATAAAGATTTAATAATTGACTTGGGATTGGTGTGGAATTTTGAGTAAAGTTATTGATCTGAACATTTACAGTTTCACTAAAAAATGTTAGAGATGTCGTTGTCCCAATTCCGGCAGTATTTAATGATGCTGGAAATATTTCAACATATCCTCTTACTGGTAAAGAATCAAATTTACTATTTTCACTATCAAAGGTAATTAATTCACTGTCAAAAGTTTCATTTGTTCCAAAAGTAGTGAAAATAGATTTGACGTAGGTTCCTTGGGCAATTATTCCCGATACTGCTGATAGTTTTGATTGAGTTGTAATATTTGTTGTATCGAGACCATAAAGTCTTGTGGTTTGAACTCCTACAACATTGGTTTGAATTCCTATTATTGTGGGTTGTTTTACAAATCCGGTAATTGTGGTTCCGCTAGGAATAATACCTGGAATTTGTGCAACTCCAAGACCAACTTCTAATCTTGAAGTACTAATTCCGGTAATAATGTTTGTTGTGATTCCAAGACTACCTACAGTTGCCGCTCCATTTATGGTCGGATTATTAAGAGTAATTGAATTTACTCCTACAGAAACTACATATGTATTTGGTTCAAGTACGGCACTGACTACATAATCACCGACAAATATTCCGGTGGTATTGATATTAATAACATTAGATACTTCTGAAACTGATACTGGTCTTGTAAATCCTACATCAGATATTAGTGCATATGTATTTGTTGATGATGATCCAAATGATACGGTACTACCACTAATAGAAGTTACTGTTGTATTGCTGGTAAAGTATGGGCCCCTGACATAATCACCAATCGCAACCAAAGATGATATTGAACCAACATTTACCGAATATGTTCGCGCTTCAAGATACTTGTAACCATCTATCTCGGTTTTTATATTAAAATTTGTAGTAGATGAACTAGTATAGGTATCAATTCCAGTTACAGAATATCCAGTAGTTATTATTCCGGACGTTTGTCCAAGTTCATCGCCAACAAAGGTTATTGGACCACCACTTCCATAATATGCATCTGTATTAAAGATGAACGTAGAACCAATTCCGGTGACTGAACCAGTTCCAAAATCTAGATTAATAAATTCTTCAAAACTATTTGTGGTTCTTGCCGACAAAGTAAGGCTATATTCACCACTCCCATTATAAAAAGATAAAGATCTCGTCGCAATTCCGGCAAAGTTTAGTGATGGTGGAAATATTTGAAGACTGCTCGTTCCGACAGAAACTATAGAAGTTCCATCTGCAATTACATTCTGAGATAATGAAATTTTTGTTTGAGTTGTTATTCCAGAAGTATTAACATTAGTAAGTATAGTTGTACTAATACCAACTGGAATACTTTGGGCACTAATTACATTTCTACCTTCAACTATCTCTAATATTTTTGTATTAGGATATATTATTCCTGGAACATAAAATAAATCTTGTCCAACATAAAGACTAGAAGAATCTATTCCAACAAATACATTGGTTGTTCTCGCATCAATTACTACTGGTTTTGTAGTTTGTATGGAAAATGGTGCAGAACTTAGATACTGATTTTCAAGAGCACCTATTGACCCCAGAACAGATGATCTGGTAGTAAATGCAAGAACTGTAAAATTCCAGTCTGTTCTCATATTAGATTATTCTTCCACAGAGTAACATTCCTCTAGTAGCTCCGGATTGATTATATGATGCATCAATTACGGTATAAACTTCTGTGGGACTAATTGTAACTGTATCAAACTGAGCGATGAATGCCGAAGATTGTGGGTAGTAGAAATCAATCAGGACAATATCATCTGGTAAATAATATGGGCAAGGAACATAAGTTGCACTAATGGGTAACCCCTTAATCACAGCATTAAAATTCATATCAGGAGTTGTACCATCAAAAATGTTACTTCTGTAGTAAATTCTTTGAGTCGCTACAGTTGTAGTTTGATAATTAATATAACTGTAATCATTAGATGTGGTATCTCCAGTGCAACCACTAGTTCCTCCATATACTTGAGAATGATACTGAGTCCATGGTCTATTTTGACCAGCTCTCCAATATCCTGCTTCAGCTGCACGTCTAGAATGTGACATCTTATGGTCACTATTGTTACTTACACTACCATAAACTCCAAACCTAAATGATGGAGAATTTGTAGCACCATTGGTATAATTAGCACCACAAAAAGATGTCTGGAAACTATTTGCTCTACTTACAATACTAATTCCTTCCATCCAAACTTCATCTAAATCAAAAAACGTTGAGGTGTAATTATGTAAGAAGAATGTTTGATACGTCTGATTTGCAAGGGTTGAAGAAGCTAGAGTTGGTTGTTTGAACGAGAAAATAGCAAAATCCGGATCTAATCCAGATCTGAAGCAAGAAATTTCTAGAGGATAACTCTGATCCCCATTCGAATATTGAATTGTAGTAGATTTTAATGACCCACCTGTAATAAGATCACTAGAACCATTTGTTGTCGGATCACTAGTATCCCCATCAAATCCTGGTTCTCCTGCCCATCTTCTATAATATGGATGATATTTAGCGGAAGATCCTATTTCTAGCGTACTAGTACTTGTATTTCTAAAATACCAATAAGTTTCCCCATAAGCCTTACTATTATCTTGAACAGTCCTCAAAACACCCCAAGGATTTCCATCAGAAAAATCTTTATCAAAAAATGTTTGAGTTGTTCCATAAGAAACTGGATTTCCAAATCCGTCCCTAATTGTATTAATAGTAACACTTAAATTAGCAGCTCCATTAACAGCCCGTCCAATATTTTCTGCAGATATAATTAGGGTTTCGCCATTAGAGTAATTTCTTCCTGGTCGATTTATGACAACTGAAGTTACAGTATCTGTTGCTCCAGATCTTACAACTTTAAATGATGCGCCAGTACCAATACCAGAAGTTGTATTTTGAGTTCTATCGTACCAAGTTACATCTCCACCATTATATGTTCCACCACCACTAGTTGCGGATACTGATTGGACCAATCCGGTCAATGGCTCACCGTGCAATCTTGCCCAAGAAAATGCAGATTCTAGACCCTGCATTACATTTGCTCTGTTCCAACCAGGAACACCATTATTAACATATACTGTATTTGTGCTAATTGTCATTTTTTTATTTTATACCTCTAATTGTAAAATTGTTAATGAAACCGTTAGATCTGTAGTGATTCCACAAAGATTTGTAACTGCGGCATATATGGTGTTACTTGGGGGGTTTTCGGAACTTCCTCCCATAGAGTATGGTGTAAAAGTTTGTTGAAAAGGAAATTCTCTCGTCACAACTTCTGCAATCACACCCCTTCCAGGAACAGGGTCTTCATTTAAACTTCTATTAGAAACATCGGCAGATCTAGAAACACTATCAGTATATAGTCGTATCCAAGCAGAAGAATTTGTTTGAATCTTTATAAGAGCATAGGACTTGAATCCACTAAATTCATACAATTCAGTATCCAAATGCTCTATATTAGCAATAGTATCACTTACAACTGCCCTACTCTGAAGTCCTACAGGAAGATTTGATAAGCATCTTGCATCTCCATAATAACAAAGAGCAGTTACTACTCCAATAGTATTAATTTGATTGGCAATTAATGTTCCTTCTACTCTTGTATCACCAATAATATGAACCGGATAATTGGGTATAATCGTCCCAATTCCTACTGAAGTGAGAGTGTGAATACCTACTGGACCTCTTGCCCAAATAGAGTCCCTGCTTAATCCACCGGCAGAAAATCCAATCCACCCTTCACCATTCCAGATATAAGTATTATCTGAAACTGGATCAGTAAATCTTTCGTTTGGTGAAGGATTAATTGGAAAATTTATTGCCACATTTATTCTCTTTTTTCTCTATTTATTGTGGAACTTCAACTTTAGAAAGAACTCTGTGATCTAATAGTGGCGATATAGTATTTGAAATTCCAAATGCCTGTGTCATATAATTATCAGTTCCATATTCTATAAAATATCCCCTAGAAATTAAAATTGATATAATGTCGGTTATAATCGGATTTGATCCACTAACAATATATCTATCCAAAGGAGTTTCATATGTGCCCACACTCGTTTTTTCTTTCTGTATCATTCCAATTACAAAACCATTCAATCCAGTCTCATTCAAAATAAATGTATGGCGATTTCTAGTGAGTGTAGTTGAGAATGTTTTTGATTTTCTCATTGAAATACTAGTTTCATCTATGAAAGGTTCTCTTCTATATCGTATTCTCCTAAACCCTTCGACACTTCCATCCTTATTTAATCCCAGTACTCCTGGCCTATCATTTAAAACTGTATCACAACGTCCAGATACATAAACTATATCTGTCCTATCTATAATTAAATTATATCCCGATTCTGTAGTATCATTAGTATCATAACGATTGCACCACAATAAATTACCATTTGAATCAAACTTTATAACCGAATAGTCAAACACACTTTCTGGTTCTCCCAAGTTTCCCACAATACCATAGATATTTCCTTCACTGTCAGTATCAATTTCTGTTATGAATAAAAACTTATTTAAACTTACATCTAGATTGTACATTACTGGCCAACCAGATTCTAAGTTTCCAGTTGTTGGGTTTAGTTTATAAAGGCAAGGACCGGCACCATTTACTGTAGTGCTCCCACCAGAGGCATACAGGAACCCGTCTGGGCTGAGTGATAATGAAGTTATTTGTTGTGCCGCATCGGTTGCAGATTCTGGTATAGGACCCTGAGAGGCATACATTAAGCTCTTCCAAATTAAATTTCCATATTCATTTAATTTCGTAACAAATCCATAATTGTTTCCTACACCACTATTTGGACCTTGTGCGGCAAAGGCACTACCACATAAGTAGATATTTTTATTTGAATCGGTAGTAATTGCCTTAACATCACTTTGTGCCGTAGTCGTAAAGCTTTCAATATAAGCATCAGATTTTAAACTTAATTCACTGAACCACTTAATACTCCCATTGTTTTTCGCCAATTTAAATACCGATATCTTATATCTTCTTTCAGTATCAATCAAACTTGTCCTCTCGACTCTTGCACCCCACATATAAAAAGTTATATTGGTTTGACTACTGAATATTTGCAACCCCCTTGAAGTGCTCAGTGCATTTGCCGTATAGGTTATCTTTTGCCATTGAGTCGTTAAAGTATAATTAGCGGCATTTCCATCGGCAATTCCAAAACTTACAACTTCTCCACCAACTGCACCTCTTACATATATGCTTATGGTATAGTTTGTTCCGGTTGAAACTAATGAAGATGAATTCCAAAGTCTACCCCAAGATGTTGATGAATTACAACTTGCAACATTATTTCTAACTATTTTCGATGCCGTAAATGTTCCGTTCGGTGCCGGAAGATCTGTTGTGTTTGGTGTAAAGTTAGAAGAACTTCCACAATAAGTCGTCCAATTACTACCGTTTAAATTATCACTATAAAGAATAGAAGATGAATTTTTATATGATCTATATGCCACAATAATGTCATCTGCTGCATCAATTGCAATCGGGATTTCATCATACTTATAGGTATTTTCAAAAAATAATTGAAAAGTATCTCCCAGTGCTATGACATTAGAATTTACATCATTTATAAATCTCGTGGCATCATATTGATTTTTATTAATTGATTGACGATAATATGTTCCAGAATCAGTTTCATTTCCCGAAAATGATAATTTGTATTTTCTAGTTGGATCATTATTGATAACGATCCAGAAAACACTGTTGGTTGTTGATGCCAATAAATCTGAAGAAGGAGCAATTCCGGTCGCAGTAATTTTTGAAAACCAGAATGAGATTGTACTAAAAGAATTTACATTTACACTTATGGTTCCATTTAGAGGTACATTAACATTTTTAGCATATAGTGTATACTTATCGGCAGAAAAAGTATCCTCTATTGCGACACTCCAAATCTCGTCGCCCTTTTTATCAAACTTTGAGACTATGGGATTTACAAGTGTTGCTCCACTCGATTGCTTTGAAGTTACATAGACTGAGTACTCGGAATCTTCGGCAACACAAGAACGAGAAATTGTTGATGTTGTTGCTGTTGATCCAAATCTTGAGAAAACCTGTCTAGTTATACCCTGATCTCTAAGTCTGGAATTAAATCCGTTTCGATTATATGTACTAAACGCAGGCATAATTATTTAAAGTTACCATTTACAAGTCCCAATACAAGGTAGTTAGCAGTAGAACTTGCAGATCCTATTACATTTATACCAGTAAAATTAAAGATGTCATAACAATTGGTATTCCCTATACCAGGGATTCCATCTGGCCATTTAATGTCGGCAACTACTCCGTTTAATTTCACTGTATTACAGGTTCTTGCGATACCTGTTTGTTCAACCACTACTGAAAAAGTAATTAAGTGCTCATTGAATGTAGAATCTGTGGGAATTCCGGTTACTTCTAGTGTAATATCTCCGGTGGGTGCAGTACAGTATCCAATATTACCACCATCAGAATTATAATTTAATCTAACTAGATTTCCACTTACTCTGGTTAATTTTTCACCTGTTGATTTGATTCTGACTTCTTTGGCATCAAGTGTTGAACTTATAGTAGTAATTCCCGAAATGAAAGTATTTGTATTAACGTGGAGTGATGAGCAAGTAACTAGTCCAGATATTCTTGTTGTTCCTGATACATCTAGTTCAAATTGTGGATTAGTTCGATTGATTCCAACTTTTCTAGTTGTATGAATACCAGTTAAGTTTTCTGCCCATACTTGTTCTGCATAGAGAACCCCACCAGGGTTTGTTCCAACCCAGGAAGATCCATCCCAGATGTATGTAACACCTGAGGTTGGGTCTTGAAATACCTGATTTGGTGTTGGTATATTTGGAAAATTAATTGCCATAATAATTATACAAGTGTAGTAGAAAGATTACCAGAATCATCAACGACTAGACGATATGCCGTTCCGTTTGGAGAAGTGAGAATGACACCTTGTGAGGTATTGATCCCAACCTTAACATCACCACCTACGGTTAGTTTGGATGTTGGATTGGTGGTTCCAATACCAACATTGAAGTTTTCGTCGCCTACTAACCAATAATTACTTGGATTAGCATCAGTTCTTGCACCGATTGCTAATTGAGTATTTTTGGTGGTGTCTGGTGAATCAAATAGGTATCTAGTACTACTAATTACAGTACCAACTCCAATAATTACTTTGTTAGAAGATGCCGTTGAAATTCCACTATAAGCACCCAAAAATAAATTATAATTTCCAGTTTGATTATCACTTCCAGATCTTGTGCCGAAGAAACTATTGCGAGATCCTGTAGTATTACAGCATCCAGACATTCTCCCAAAGAAACTATTACAACATCCTATGGTATTGGAATTTCCAGAACGCTCTCCAAAGAAGCTATTGAATTGTCCTGTTGTGTTATAATACCCCGCACCTTGTCCTATAAAGTTATTATCTGATGCTCCTGAATTATTATATCCTGCACCATACCCTATAAAAACATTATTACCGCCACCATTAGCGCAACATCCGGCAAAATATCCTATTTTTATATTATCATTATTAAAAATGACTGAATTGTAGAATACCAGATTCATATTCTCATCACCCGTTATCCAATACCTGGATGAGAAAGAATCACTTCTTACACCAACGGCAAACTGAAGGTCTTTATTGGGATTTGGAGAATCAAAAGGATATTGAAGAACGCATCCAGATCCAATAATAACCTTAAATGATGCTGCGGTAGAAAGTCCAGAAAAACTACCAAAGTAATTATTACGAGTTCCAGTCGTGTTACAATATCCAGATGAAGTTCCGTAGAAATTATTGTAGGATCCTGTGGTATTGCATAATCCTGCATACTGACCAAAGAAGTTGTTATTGCATCCAGTTTCATTATAATATCCTGTTTGATACCCAAAGAAGTTATTGCACTCTCCAGTGGTGTTGGAACATCCCGTATAATAACCAAAGAAGTTGTTATAACTTCCAGTCGTATTACATTGACCGGCAGAATAACCAAAGAAGTTATTATAACTTCCAGTGGTATTTCCAGAAGAATATCCATAACCAAAGAAGTTATTATAATAACCGGTAGTGTTATTATATCCGACATTTATACCAATAAAATTATTTCCATAACCAGTTGAATTATAATATCCAGCACAAGATCCTAGGAATATATTTTCATATCCAGTAGTATTTGAATATCCTACCTTATTTCCTATAAAAACATTATTATATGATTGATTATAATATCCAGATTTTGGTCCAATTATTACATTAGATCCCGCACCATCCCACCAATTAGCAAATGGAAAGTCCATACTAGTATTGGAACATTTGCCTGCTTCAAATCCAATTACAGTATTATAGTTTCCATAAAATGTTGTTGATCCAAAACCAACAGCAGCATCCTTACCAATAACAATATTATGTGATCTTGATGGACCAACTCCATTAAGGTAGACTTTTACATCGTTGCCGGGACTAGTTCCTCCTATTGAAGTTCCTGGAATTGTAATAACTTCACCAACTACAAAATCATATCCATAGTTATCAACTACAACATATTGAATACCCCCAAACTTTGGAGCAGGATTCCATCTAGAAATACTGAATGAAGCATCTTTACCATTAAGGTTTCCATTTAATCCTTTTACCAGATAACTTGAGAAAAATTCTGGAGCTGTTGGGAATGTTGAAAGTCCAACACTAATAGTATATCCAGCACCAACAAATCCACCGGATACATCAGTTCCAGCAAATCCTGCAGGAACTCCAGTAGAAGCAATGATATTTAAATTTTCACTATCAATAACAGTATTTTCTTTAGCGAATGATAGAACTCCATCAATTGTAAGTTTTGATATAGGATTGGTGGTTCCGACACCAACATTACCTAGAGTATGAATACCAGCAGAAGTTCTTACAAAATCTGAGGATATTGGTAGATTAGTGAGTCCAGAACCATCACCGACAAATGCTGTTGCTGTTACAGTTCCTCCTACTTGAAGTTTGGATGTTGGATTTGTGGTTCCAATACCGATGTTAAAGTTCTCATTACCAACTAACCAGTATTCTGCGGGATTAGCATCAGTTCTTACACCAATTGCTAATTGCTTATCTTTATCTGGGCTTGGGGAATCAAAACGATCTTGAAGAGTGTTTGCAGATCCAATAATAACCTTAAATGATGCTTCAGTAGAATTTCCAGAAAAACTACCAAAGTAATTATTACGAGTTCCAGTCGTGTTACAATATCCAGATGAAGTTCCGTAGAAATTGTTATAGGATCCTGTGGTATTGCACGCTCCAGATTGTTCTCCAAAATAATTATTACCACATCCAGATGTATTTCCGTATCCTGCCTGGTTACCAAAGAAATTATTGTAACATCCTGTAGTGTTACAGAATCCAGAAATATTTCCGTAGAAATTATTATAACTTCCTGTAGTATTATTTGGTCCAGGGCAACATCCAAAGAAATTGTTATAATTTCCGGTTTGATTGAATTCACCAGCGTGATATCCAATGAAATTATTAATAGCTCCGGTTACATTATAAGCTCCGGCATACGCACCAAAGAAAATATTATAGTTTCCTGCGGATCGACACCCTGCACCACCACCGATAAAAATATTACCGTCATTATATCCATAATAACACATATTGTCTGGAGTTTTAGCTCCGGCATAGGATCCGATGAATATATTGCTCCACGCACCATATCCACCGCCCCATCCACCAGCCGCTGCTCCAATAGCAACAGAATTATTGGAAAACGTCATAAAGGATCCTGCACGACATCCTATAAAAACATTTCTAGATGATCCACTAGTAAAAGATCCTGCACAATTTCCAAAGAAATTATTATAGCATCCACCACTATAATATCCGGTAAATGCTCCTATAAAATTATTATAACACGATTGAGACATATAATTGCCAGATCTGTATCCTATAAAATTATTGAATTTAATTGGATTATAGCTTTCAAGACCAGGTGTTGTATATGCTCCGATAAATGTATTATAACACGCACCATAATCTGTTTCTGCACCCCGACCAGAAGAATTCAATATCTCTAACTATTAATTTTGATAATTTAGTTGTTCCTGAAATAGTAAGATCAAATAATTTTCTAGTATCTGATTTTAGGTGAGGATAATTTTCATATTGTGCAAATGTTGACCCCCCATTTATATCCTTTAACGTTGTAGTACTAAGTCCAATTGAACCGGTAGTAAATGTAGAAACACCAACGGTTGTTCCTATACCAACATTACTAACTAGAGGATAGAAATTAGTAGATACACCACTAGAATTTACAACATCAAGAACAACTAATGAAGATCTATCACGAGTAGTGAAATTTGCATACTCATGAAGTCTTGTTATTTCTAAATCTTCAACAGAATAAGACCCATATAATCCTATGTTATCACCATTTATATTTAAATTAGCAACTAAAGTCGATATAGTGTCACTATTATATTTTTCAATCCAGTCTGTTTGTGGATTAGTTTCTCTATTGAAATTACTATCCCCACCAAGAATATCTTTGGATACATTGGGAGTTCTAACGTCTCCAACAAATTTTAAATAATTTCCTTTAATTTCTATTTTTGAAATTAATACTGAATCAGTTTCATTGTTATTATTATCAGTCTCATAAGATAATCCTGGAGTACTTAAGAATCTCTTCCAAACATATGATCCAGAAGAATCTAACTTAAAGATATCATAACCAAAAGGATGTCTGGATCTTTCATTATTATTGGGCGCAATTACATACACATTTTGATTTGAATCAATTTCAATAGCACCGGGTATTCCATAAAAAATTTCGCTGGTGCCGTCGCCACCAGTAACAGTGGCATTAATTTTTTTGGACCACTGAAATTCGAGGTTAGAATTATATTTTTCAACCAGATACCCTATTCCATATCCATCATAACTCGGATTTGGGAATGGTGCAAAAGAGTCCCAATCTAGAGTTCTTGTGAAGAAATAAATGTTTTCACTGTCATCAATATTAAATTTGGTATAACCTAGGCTGTCGCTATTATATCCAAAAGCAGTTCTAGTATTAAACCACCTATCCCAAACAATATCACCATTCAAATCAAATTTAACAATTCTTAGTTTTGTTCCAGAACTAGTGACTTGCCCAAACCAATATAGGCTGCCATTCTTTAGTACAAATTGTTTTGGTCCATTTGTATTATATAATATTTTACTAAATGATACACTTCCAGAAGAATCTAATTTAATGATAAATGGAGCGGCCGCAGATTTACCTGAAGCATATATATTACCACTTGAATCTGTGTTTAAGAATATTTTTCTATTCGCTACATCATATGTTGGGGTTCTAAGTTCATTAGCATTTAATTGAATATTATTAATTGTTGTTTGCCACTGTATTGTTCCGGAAGTATTAATTTTGACAAATGATAACTGACTTAATCCTTCTTCAGAATATACTGGATTTGTATATCTATAGGACTTCATAGCCACTATAACATCACCATTTGTAGCACTACAAATACCACAAACTTCAGAAGACTTATTATAATCAGGTGTTGTAGAAGATAGAGAAACGTCCCATACTAATTGGCGAGATGAATTTATTTTAACTATAAAAGGTCTATATGGATAGAGTGGGTTTTGGTTATAGTCCTCATAATCACTATAAAGACCTCCTACAACATAAGTATTATTATTTCCATCTGTTGTAAAATCAAAATGCTTTGCTGAGAAAGTTCCAATTCCACCCCAGGCATAATGATCAAAACTTCCATAAGTTACAACATAATTTGAAGTATCCCCAATTGCAGGGGATGAAATATTTAATACTGAAGTAACAGATGTGGTTCCGACGCCAACATTACCAAGTGTATGAATGCCAGAACTAGTTCTTACAAAATCAGAGGTTCCACCGCCTCATATTTCCGACTTCTAATCCGTTCTTAACTCTAAAATTCTGATTAGCCAAGGTTCCAATATCCCCTACTAGCTTTCAGGTATTTATAAAAAAACCTGCCGAAGCAGGTTTTGTTCATTGATTTTCAATTGCCTCTATAATTTGGTCAATATCAAAGATGTCTTCTCTTTCATTGAATGGGTATTCGTGTTCTGCTCCCATAAAATCAAAATCAAACAAATAACTTCCGGGAAGTTTAAAATTATGAGGTTTTTCAGTTTCAATATTATTGTGAATATCGTACCCAAAGACCTTTGGACTTGTTCCATTCCATAGTACCACTGAAGGAAGTTCTAGTGCTGCTGCAGCGTGTTGTAGGCAGCTGTCAATTAGAATTCTCTTCTTGCTGTGAATAATCAGACTCAGGTATTCCATTGTGGATAATTGAGTTGTTTCATCCCATTGAACTGGAATTGCATTGACTAATTTCTCAGAATTCTTTTTGGTTGCCTGATAAATTGTATATTTTTTGTGATACTTATCTACAATCTGTTGAGCAATATCAAAGGGCATATCTCGTGCCCACATATAAGGTTTTGCATCTGGTGAAATCAATCCACCATTTGTGTGAATAACCATTACTGGTTTGTTATTTTTGACCCATACATCCTTAGAAATTTTTCTTTGCAGAGCATTGAAAATGACTTCAGGAGTTTCTCCCTTATATTCAAGTTGGTACATCTTGCACCAAGTTTGAATCAGTGGAAGTTTCTTATGAATATGATCGGTTGTGAAATAAGGTTCATTATGAAAAATAAGAGAGTCCTTATTTTCCACATAATTTTGGTAGAAATAACTAGTATTTCCCAGTTGATAAACTCTATCGACAAATGGTAAGTTAATAAAAACATCCTGATAGACGCAAACTACGATGAGTTTTCTATCAGGATAATTGTTCTTAATACACTTTGCAACTGCAGTGGCGGCAATGTGCTTTCCAAGACCACCTTGAACGTGGAAAATACTATAAGATTCTTTCATAATGTAAAGTTTTTAATATTAAAGTGTTGAAAGGTATTGATTTGCGTCGGAAACAACCTGAGATAAGTTAGATAAATCTTGATTTAATTCAAGAACTGTGCTATCGGCAAGAACGTGTTCTATATATCTAACTCCTTTAGTTATTTTTTGGTTAGTATTTGGATCACTAGAAGAAATTAATTGAACAATTTCATTAGCAGTATCATTTGCAGTTTCAATTTTTTTAGTTGCTATCGTAGTTTTTCTAATTTCAGATTCTACACCATCAATAATATTAACATCTTGCAATTTAATCTGCAAATCATTAACTAAATTTTCATATCTTGTAAGTTCTTCTGGACTAAGAGTTTCAACATTAACTCTAGAAAGTCTATCTAGCATTGTTTCTATTTTAATTTTGATTGGTTTAGAATTTATACTTTTCATTTATATTATACAGGTTGTGCAATAAATGCTTCACCATCAGATACTGCTTCTTGAAAACTAGTCAAATCTGCTCCTGAATTTGTAATAATTCCTTTTCCAAGCATCAGAGCAAGATGGTCGGTATTTCTCTTAATTGTTGCGTGAATTTCATCCGAATGAACATCTTCTGCAACAAGGCGAAGAATGAGATCTACGCTGTGACCCATTGCCTCAAGATGCTTTGCTGCCTGTTGAGCTTCGGTGAGTTCTTCTCTTACTGGACGTGGCATTTTTAATCTCCTTAATTAACAATATTTAGACCGGATGGTTTCTGTCTCCAAAAATCCATACCCTTACATTTTTCTAAAATTTCCTTAGAAAGAACTTCGGATGGATCTGGTGAGGTTGCCTTTAGTTCCGGACGAACTTCGTGCATATCGGAAAGACCATAAGTAATAATATCTCGTTCCCGATTTTGATTTTCTAGATTATCAAAAGTGTGTTCATAATATTCTTCACCAAGAAAATCATAAATTCCACGAAGAGTTTCTTCTGGAGTATTTACAAGATCCTTATACTCAACAAAATAAAGTCTATCACCAAACTCCTGACGGAATGCTTCCATCACGGCATTGAGCGATTGTCCAAGAATACCCTGAGAACCGGCAATAAATTCACAACGATTATCATCATTAATGGGAATATTTTGCTTAACCAATTGCTCATCAACAAAATTAATTCTTGGTTGCCCTTCCTTATATGGATTACGACGAATCATCATAATCATTGAAGTTAGAATTTCTTCAATATCACGAACAGGAACAAGAATCTTTGCCTGTTGACGAACGTATCCTTCAATATAAGGAACTCGTGCAGTCCAGGCACGATTCTTATCAAATACTACGGGTTTATCAACATCACTATAAAATTGATGAATAACCGAAGAGATCATCATATCCGCTTGTTGCGGTTTTGGATAACCAAAAAATAGTTCATCATTCTGCAGATGATTCTCAATTGCAAACATCGTAGAAAGGACGGGACTGGAAGGTCCAGAATAAAATCTAGGATTTTGATTAAGAATTGCCGATAGAGCAGAGCTACCCGACCTTGGGAGTCCTGCCATAAAGTAGAATGTTTTTGGGGCATTAGGTTCATTGGTGGCAGAAAAGAATCCACCCTTAATCTTATTTTTTTCAGTCATAGTTTAATTATATTTTAGTTGCGATAAAGTTGACAGTATAATTCGTGGTTGAAGTTGATGATGCTGCTGCTACCAGTCTAACATTTCCTGCCGAAATGTCAACATCAAATGTTGCGACCTCAGTATTATATATGTTACCATACTGAGTATCATATGCGGTTGTTCCATCGTGAATGGCAAGAATCTTAATTGCCTGATAATTCGTTCCACTGGTTGCCTGAATTGTGTATTCAACTGAGCGATAAACAGAAGTAGAAAGACCAGAATGAATTCCAGTTACACTTGTGGATGCCGTTGATGCCTGAACCGAACCATAAACCGTAGTCTGATTCAGGGCAATATTTCCAGTGACTGATAGTTTCTCGGATGGGTTTGTGGTTCCAATACCGATGTTAAAGTTCTCATCACCTACTAACCAATATTTGGAAGGATTAGCATCAGTTCTTACACCAACTGCTAATTGGAAATTTTTATTTGGATATGGTGTGTCAAATAGCTCAGTATTTGGATTGCCCCATTTATTTCCACCCTCACCAATTACAACCTTATAAGATCCAGTTCCTAATCCACTAAATCCACCAATATAAATGCTATTACTTCCAGCATCTACACTCATACCACTATAGGAACCAAGGAAAGTATTTCTTGTTCCAACGGATGCATTATATCCTGCAGCATGACCAATTGCTATAATACTGGATGCTGCAGAAACAATTGTTCCAGAGTAAGAACCTAAGAAAGTATTGAAACATCCAGTTTCTGCATAAGTTCCAGACTGATGACCAATATAAGTATTCTGACATCCAGTGGTGTTCAATTTTCCTGCAAAATAACCTAAGAAGTTATTATTACTTCCAGTGGTGTTTAAATATCCTGCTTCTACACCTAAAAAGATATTATTGTTTCCAGTAGTGTTGCAGTATCCTGCAGTCCTACCTAAGAAGTTATTATCACTTCCAGTGGTGTTGCAGAGTCCTGCATTTTTACCAAAGAAGTTATTATAACTTCCAGTGGTGTTGTAGAATCCTGCATTATGACCAAAGAAGTTATTATCATATCCTGCGGTGCTGCAGTATCCTGCATAAAAACCTAAGAAATTATTACAACTTCCATCGGTGTTGGAGTATCCTGCTCGATAACCTAAGAAGTTATTACTAAATCCAACGGTGTTGGATTGTCCTGTAAAAGCACCAAAGAAGTTGTTATAATACCCGGTGGTTGTGCTATTACCGGCACCAATACCCATAAAGATATTATTCAACCCATATCCACTTGAATCTGGAAGTAGATTAGAACCAGTTGTTATATCTCCAATTAGAATATTAGTACCAGTATATATCCCAGTAGCATTATAAACTTCAAATCCTAGAGTTCCGTTGATTTGTAGTTTTACTTTTGGATTAGTGGTTCCTACACCAACATTACCTAGTGTATGAATACCGGCACTAGTTCTTACGAAGTCTGATGTTCCGGCAGGTCCAGCAGGCAGATTGGTGAGTCCAGAACCATCACCAACGAATGCCGTGGCGGTTACGGTTCCTCCTACTTGTAGTTTTGTGGTGGGATTTGTGGTTCCAATACCGATGTTAAAGTTTTCATTACCTACTAACCAGTATTCTGCAGGAGCAGATGATGTTCTTATGCCAATCGCTAGTTGATTATCTTTAGTGATGTCTGGAGAATCAAAATTATTTCCCCAATTTTTACCAGATCCAATAACAACTTTATAAGATGCTGATGCCGAAAGACCTGTATAAGTTCCTAAGAAAGTGTTATATGAACCAGTTTGATTATAATTACCGGCACCATTTCCAAAGAAAGAATTATATTGTCCTGTGGTATTGCAAAATCCCGCCCAAGAACCAAAAAAGTTATTAAAACAACCTGTAGTATTACATTCTCCCGCACAACCACCTAAAAAGTTATTCCAATTTCCAGTAGTATTACATTTACCGGCCAGAGCACCAAAGAAATTATTATCGTGCCCAGAAGTGTTTGCATATCCTACAGAACAACCTAGGAAGTTATTATTATATCCAGTGGTGTTACTATTCCCCGCATATGACCCAAAGAAATTGTTGGAAACTCCAGTAGTGTTATCTCTTCCTGCACGATCACCTAAGAAGTTATTATCACTACCCGTGGTGTTTCCTCTTCCCGCATAAAGACCTAAGAAGTTATTGAACTGTCCCGTGGTGTTGTAACGTCCTGCATAATAACCTAAGAAGTTGTTTGAAGACCCTGTAGTATTATTAAAACCAGCAGAATCATTCATAAAAATATTATCATAACCACCAGTAGCATTACCTCCAGCAGACTCACCAATAAAAATATTATATCCACCAGCACCAGCATCTGAAATACTATTACCAGCTCCTACTCCTATGAAAACATTATTAAGGCTTGTAGTTACTTTGGAACCAGTATCAGTTCCACCGATTCTTACGTTAGTATTACTGAAACTAATAATTCCATTGACGGTGAGTGCTGTTCTTGGATTAGTGGTTCCGACACCAACATTACCCAAAGTATGAATACCAGCACTAGTCCTTACAAAATCAGATCCTGATCCTGAGGGAGAAGGACCAGTAACGGTCATAATGCCTGCACTGAATGTTACAGTTAAGTTATCACCAAAATCAATTGTGGATGCTGTCCCAACTACAGAACCATTATCTCTAACTTCTACTCCAGATCCAGTTCCAACTATGCCTGTCAGTCCAGAACCATCACCAACAAATGCCGTTGCGGTTACTGTTCCTCCTACTTGGAGTTTTGATGTCGGGGTTATGGTTCCAATACCAATGTTAAAGTTCTCGTCACCGACTAACCAGTATTCTGCAGGATTAGCATCAGTTCTTACACCAATCGCCAATTGCTTATCTTTAGTGATATCTGGAGAATCAAAATTGTTACCCCAGAATTCACCAGATCCAATAACAACTTTATAAGATGCTGAAGTCGATAATCCAGTATAATTTCCTAAGAAAGTATTGAAGCAACCAGTTTGATTATAGTGACCAGACCCAGATCCAAAGAACGAATTATATCCACCAGTAGTATTATAAAATCCTGCCCAAGAACCAACTATAGTGTTTTCTGGTCCAGTAGTATTACAAAATCCTGCTTCTTCTCCTATAATGACATTCCAATTTCCCGTGGTATTGTAATAACCAGAACATTTACCAATAAAAGTATTCTGTTTTCCAGATGTGTTGTTGCATCCAGAATAAGCACCAAAGAAGTTATTATAATTTCCACTATAATTAGAATATCCAGCGAAAGCACCAAAGAAGTTATTTTTATTTCCCCCAAATGTATATCCTGCCTTGTATCCAATTCTAGTGCTGCGGTTTGAATCAAAATTATCTAAAACAACTAGTAGTTTTATATCATCTGAAGGACTAGATCCTCCTACGGAAGTTCCTGGAATAGCAATTACTTCATTTTCTACAAAATTAATTCCCTTCGAAGTAAAAGTCCAAGATGCTTCTCCTAAAGAATTTCTAGTAATATTAATTCCAAATCCAGTTCCACTTATATTGCCACTTAAATTTGTTAGTGAATAACTTTGATTTGCTTGAGATTGTATAACGCTTACACCAGGAGCAAAAATTGATTGAACTACTGTAGAAGAAACTGTTTGTACTGTAATTGTTATGTCATTTGTTGGTGTTGATCCACCTATTAAATTTCCAGGAATTGTAATTCTTTCATATGCAACAAACCCAGATCCACCATTATTTAATGACCAAGAATTTATTGATCCAAAAGAGTTTCTATATAATGTAATTCCAAATCCGGTTCCACTTAGATTGCCACTTCGATTTGTAAGAACATATGTTTGATTTGCTTGAGAGGGAATAACAAGAACTCCTGGAGTATGTAACCCATAAGTATTTCCTACAGTAGTTGTCGTAACACCCAAATATCCAGATTGATGCCCTATGGAAACATTATGATATCCAGTTATAGCAGAATTTCCTACTCCAGAACCTATAAAAATATTATCAGACCCAGTAGTTAAATTAGTTCCAGTGGTATTATCACCAATTCTTATATTTCGATTAACAGTAGAAAATCCTAAAACTCCATTAATTTCCAATCTTGTTTTTGGATTTGTGGTTCCTACGCCCACATTACCCAGAGTATGAATTCCTGCAGATGTTGTAATCCACTGGGTAGATACACCAATAACTCCGGTGACTCCAGAACCATCACCGACAAACTTACTTGCGGTTATAATACCAGTTGTATTGACACTTGAGGTCGCTGTAAGAGTTGTGGATACTCCTGCGGTTGATGCATAAGTAGCAATACCACTAGAAGTTGCATATGTTGCAATACCTGCGGTAGATGCATAACCAGAAGAATTAGAAATATTTGCACCATTAACATAAAGAGCACTGGCACTTACAATACCAGTGTTTCCATAAACAGTGACTCCAGTTCCAATATTAATCGTATTCGTATTACCATCAATAGTAACCGATGAATTACCAATAGTAAGAATTCCCGTAATTCTTACATCACCGATAACGTGCAGAGCATATTGTGGGTCTGTGGTCCCTATACCAACGTTTGATGTAGTAACAATACCAGATGGACTTGCTTCCCATTTAGATGTATTCAGTGCAGTAACTGTTGCGACCCCTGCGGCAAGAGATACTACTAAATTATCACCAAAGTCAATTGTTGCGGCAGTTCCAACAACAGAGATATTATCTCGTATCTCGACTCCGACTCCTGTGGCAACTAGGTTAGTGAGTCCGGAACCATCGCCAACAAATTGTGTTGCGGTAAGAATACCTGAGATACTGGCATTTCCTACGTTGGATAGGTCATCTCTTGCTAGTTCAAAACCACCCGTGGTAATACCATTATGAACACGAACAGAATTAGTATCGGTATTGATGGAGATTTCTCCAGCAGCACCTTTGAAGTTATTATTTTGACCTTCGTTTCCTCTTCTAAACTGAACTTGTGTAGGCATTATAATACTTTTTAGTTATTTATGTTAGCGTGGATAAAGTAGTCCGACTGTTGGACGTAAATCAAGTGGTAGTGCAATATTATCAATAGTTGTATCTGGAGATAGAAAAATTGACCCGGCATAATTAAATTTAACGTAAATAGTAAGGAATTCTGTTGGATTTATGGTTCCAATACCAAGCGTTGATGTGGAATATGCTAGTCCAACAGTAGTTTGTCCTAGAGGACTTTGATTAAATGATGCCATATTAAACAGTCCTTGCCAAGAACATTGGAGAAGCCCCTGTAGTTATAGTGCCATTATTCGCAACGTTAATCATTTCCCATTCTTCAACCCCGGCAGAAACTACTAGAGTATCCTGAACTGCCATTGTATTGTTTGCATAGTGCATAGATAAACCAAAGTCTTCTGGAATAGATTCAAATAGAAAATCACTATATTGAGCTCCAGTAAATACCGGAGTTACGTTAGTTGCATATGTCGGATTTACATTGGAAAATGCAACTGGAAGATATTTTGGAGAATCAGCCCATACGGAATAACTATCTGCAGCTACAAGATTTGTGGTTCTACTGCCACTGAAATTTCCAACTGCACCGTATGTTTGTACTGCAAAGTCTGTTTGCGTTCCATTATATCCACTAAGTGTTGTACTATCTCTATTTGCCAATCCCCATGGATGGTATGACCTTCTTAACATATAATACTGATTAAATCTAATTATCCCCATTGTACCATTAGTACTTAAATTTGCAATTAAATAGTGATGGAAAAATACTTTATTTAAATCATACCAAGTTGATATTTTGGAACCTACGGCAGCATTCGAAATATGGAAATTAGTTGTACTGGAAGTTCCGTTTCTAATTACAAACCAACTAAATGATGAATTAGTCTGACTTGTATATCTAGTAATAACTAAATTTGTTGTTGTTGTCCAACTAGTAATTAGTCTATGATTGGTTACCGCATTAGTTGTTGTTGCATAAAAATCTAGATACTGAGTCCCTGTTGGAACGTGAGTTACGGCATTCCATCCGGTGGCAAGAGCCATATACATTTGCCCACCAGTAAATATAAACCAGTAATAAGTTCTTCCATAAGTTTTTGCTGCATCATATTGAACTTCAAGAATTCTATTTTCCATAGTTCCAGACAAGAAACTATCGTACCAAGCAGTCATCAAACCGGCATCAATAAAGGCATCACGAACTAAATCTGCGTGTTGTGCCGTAGTCCAAGTTGGGTTTAAAGTGTATGCAACTTTAGTTACTGCCATATTATTCCTCCATCTTTAAGATTGTTAAATTGACTGAAATGCTAGTTGTAATTCCGGTTAAGTTTTTAACTGCTACGTAGATTGTAGTCGTAACTGGGTCATCATCATTAAATCCAACAATAAAGGGAGTCATTTTTACGGTGGCAATACCGGCAGTTGCAACTTCAGCAATAACCCCGCTTCCGGTAATCGGGTCTACCTCAATTGACCTAGATGCATCATTAGACCTAGAAGTGCTATCAGTATATAGGCGCACCCAAGCGGCACTAGATACGCCAACTTTTAATACCCCATAAGTCTTAAATCCAGCTATCTCAGTGTTACCAATACCATTTACTACCAGTGCAGTAGTAATACCAGAAACAATGGTTCTTGAAGATGCTCCTCCACCACCAGAAACATTTGTAAGTCCAGAACCATCACCAACAAATGCCGCTGCAGTTATTGTGCTTGCAGTATTAATACCAACAGTTCCAATTCCACCAGAAGTTTCGACAACAAAATTACTACTAAAGTTAATTGTTGATGCCGCCCCAATATTAATATCATTATTTTGTAAGAAAATACCTCCACTACTTGTCGCAACAATTCCGGTGAGCCCAGAACCATCACCGACAAATTTTGTTGCGGTTATAACACCAGTCGTATTGACACTCGTATCACTTGTTAAATTAATTGCAGTAGTTGCTGTTCCTGTTAGATTTCCGACAAATGTAGTTCCACTAAATGTGGTTCCAATAAATGATGATGCCGTAACTATTCCAGAAATAATAACATTACCCAGAACATCAAGTCTTGCGGTTGGATTCGTGGTTCCTATTCCAACATCACCCGGATTTGTAATTGCCATTCTTTCAACGGCATTAGTATATCCAATGGCTACCTGGGTTAAAAATCTAATTCCGCCCGCACCAACTGTCGATGTATTTGCAATATTTAAAGAATTATCATTAGTTCCAACAGTGTTACCTTTCCAAATAGCAGACTCTTCTAGACCACCATCTTGTCTGAAAATAATGAAAGGATTATCTGCCTCATTAACATTATCAGAATCTGCTTCAATAATTAACTTTGTGACACCGGTTGAAGAAATGTGTAATATACCTAGCGGATTTGTGGTCCCTATACCAACGCTTCTTAGGGTGTTAATTCCTGCAGATGTTGATTCCCAGTTTGCATAAGGTCCAAATGGCATCCATTTTGTATATGCAGAATCATACTGTAAAATTTGTCCGTTTTGAAGTGCCTGAACTCCTGTTGCTCTTGTGGTAATGTACCGAACATACATTGAGCCACCAGTAGGAACGGAAGCACCAGCATAAAATGCAACAGAATTGCTTCCTGGTGAATAAGAATCAAATGGTTGTATAAAAGAGTTCCAGTTAATTCCATCTTTACTCCACTGAACCAAATCCCCTGTCTTAACTTTATCTAAGAAATTGGTTCTCCAAGTAGTTCCACTAGTTCCATTTTGAGAAACAGATGGAACCCAGTTCAATCTGATTGTTGGTAATGAATTATTTGTTGAAATATCCCATCCACCACTAGAGTTAATTGCATTATAAGAATCCCATCTATCACTTAATGTCACAACTCCTTGTGGTTGATACTGGAAGTCAGACATACTGACAATTCCTACTGATACAATACCAACACTCCCATTCACACGAGTTACGATGTTGCCGGAGAACGTTGTTGCCGTAACAATACCTGCAGAAATATTAGTTACCAATACGCTACCAAGAACATCCAATCTTGCTCTTGCTCGTGTGGTTCCAATTCCAACATCACCATTAAAAGGTGCTAGTTCAATAGACCCATCAGCATCAACATCTATACTTGGAATTCCACTAATATCATTGACACTGAAGATACTTCCTGTTGCCAAACTATCGACTACTGAAAATAGTTGGCCAGAAGTTCCGGCAACACTCACTGTCCCAAAAACTTCTAGATTTGAGACTGGATTTGTGGTTCCTATGCCAACTTTAGATAGTGTATGAATTCCTGCCGATGTAGTGATCCATTGAGTTGATAACCCAACAACTCCGGTTAGACTAGAACCACTACCAACAAAAGTTCCTGTAAAATTCCCAGAAAAATTAGATGCCGTAATAATACCTGTGGTATTAACGCTTGCGGTTGTGGTAAGACCCGGAGCAGATACAATAGTAACTGTTGCAATTCCTCCGGAGATTTCAAGGTCAAAATTATTATCAAAATTAATAGTTCCGGCAGTTCCTACAGGACTATTATCATTTTGAAGTGATATTCCACCACTACTGGCAGCAATGATACCACTCAGACCAGAACCATCACCAACAAACTTTGTTGCTGTTACAATACCACTAGTATTAACACTAACATCGCTTGTTAATGTAGTAGCAGTCGTTGCAGTTCCGGTTAAGTTGCCGACGAATGATGATGCCGTCACTACACCAGAAACAATAATATCACCACGAACATCAAGTCTTGAAGTTGGATTTGTAGTTCCTATACCAACATTAGATAGTGTGTGAATTCCTACTGATGTAGTAATCCACTGAGTCGATACACCAATAACTCCAGTGAGTCCAGAACCAACACCAACAAATGATGATGCTGTTACAATACCCGTTGTATTGACACTTGCAGTTGTCGTTAGTCCGGTATATCCTGGTTCCCATTTACTAGTAGATTGATTCCAAACAAGTGATTGTCCAGTAACTGGTGCATTACTAGATGTATCAACATCGTCCAAATTATTAATAGAGTATGGAAGAGAAATATAATCTCCTAAAATAGCCGCAGATGGAGGAGAAAAAGTAGAAGTATATCTGGCAATTCCCTTTGTATAACGAACATCATCAATTTGTCCTGTCCAGTTATAAGGAGAAGACGGATTAGCCCTCCCTATCCACCCAGTACCATACGATATGTTTGAAGTATTTCCCGTATGTGTACTACGCAATACTCCATCAGTAAAAAATCTTACCGTACCACTCTGCCTAGTTATGGCAATATACACCCAATTATTAATAATATTAAAGAAGGTACTACTGACACTAAAGTTACTACTACCTAGTTGTATACTAAGATTATTTCCAGAATCAACTACTATTTCAATACCGTGGAAAAGGCAAAGACCACGAGCACTAAAACCCTTAGTATCTCTAGCCCATAATTCAAATGTGAAATCACCAGTTCCAATATTAAAGTCTGATTGATTAGTTAATGTAGTATAATTTAAATAACTAGTACCATTTAAAGATAAAGCACCTGCTCCATATTTTTTAGTACTTGTAGTAATAGTAGGTGTACCACTTTGTGTTACAGATAATATAGAAGTAATTTGATCAAAATTACCACTTTTATCTAAGAAATCTGTATCATAAGGTAAAGCAATGCTTACATTACCAATATACGGGTCATTACCCGAAAAATATTCATATCCTCCAATGATAGGACCGGTTTTCCATTTACCATTTACATTAATTAAGGCGCGACCATCACTGATAGTTCCTTCTATAATATCTACATCTTCTAATTGGTTGATGAAAATTCCACTTAAACTAGCACCACTACCAACAAAATTAGAAGCAGTTATAATTCCTATTGTATTAATATTTGCAGTCGTAACAATCCCTAGAGCAACAGTAGCAATACCTGAAGTATTAGCATAACCCGCACCAGCAATAAAGGATGATACGTCAATACCGGCAGCATATAGTTTAGTAGCACTTACAATTCCAGCATTACCATCAATAGTAACAGATGATGATACTCCGACTGTCAAAATGCCAGAAATTCTTGCATTCCCAACAACATCTAATTTACTTTTGGGACTTGTAGTTCCTATGCCAGTATTATCGGCAACCGCATCTACAAAGATGTTGTTCTTAGAAGTTAGATTTGCGGATTGACGACTTTTGCCT